AGATGATGGATAACATCTTCGTGCGGACGGATCCGGCGGGCAACATCAAGCCCGACAAAGAAAAGTCAACAGAGCGTATCGACGGCGCAGTCGCCACCATCATGGCACTGGATCGTGCGATACGACATCAGGGCAGCAGCGCGTCGGTCTATGACAGTCGCGGGCTGTTGTTTATCGATATGTATCGATAAAAAGCATTATCCCAACCATATTAAAATCCAAACATACAGCGGAAATAATTGAATTGCCTTGATTTTTTGCTATAAAGGTTTGGATAATTTTATGTTCCTATGTCCGTATGTGATATCCTTATAACATACTTTTTTAGGAGGTATCACATATGGACTTTTCTTATCTGAAAAAGTACGAGCCAAAATTGATTGCAGAAATGAATAACAGAGGTTATGCAGTGACCTACATCAATCGGCACCGTACTGTTATTGCTCAAATCGTGAGCAATGCGCCTGAGAACAGTTGGCAATCATATGCCGACATTTTTGACTGGTATAACAAAATGTATCAGTCCCCAACCTATCTTCATGAGATTCTCATGTGTGACCATATTGATCTTGAAGAGGGTGTCATAAATGTTGAGTACACAAAAGGGCGAGCACAGCACTATGTCGCTCTTCACCCGTCGACAGTAATTATGCTCAAGTCTTATGATTCTGCAATAAGCAGATTTTATCCGGAACGAAAGTATTTCTTTCCGAGAGATCAAGAAAAACCGTTATATCAGGTATGGATTCCAGAAACATTCCGTGAAATTTGGGACAGCGTAAATGAATCACATTCGGCTGTTGCCTATGACCTACGTCATAACTATGCCACTGAGAACATTAATAAATGGTTAGTTACTTTGCACGCTCACCAATTCCGCCACGCCAAAGCTTCTCACTGGCTGGAGGATGGTCTGAATATTGTGCAGATCTCATATCTTTTAGGTCACGCACAGCTTGAAACCACAACGGTATATCTTGACGTAACGTTAGAACAGAAAAATGCCGCCCTTGCTACTCTTGAAGACGAAAACGATAAGAAAGTACAGGCAAAATGGAAACAGCAAGGAAACACGCTGTCAAATTTTTGCGGTATTAAAGCTATAAAATAATTTTTGCATACCTTGTATTATCCAAACTTCTCATCACCAAAACTCCGCTTATTACAGGAGTTTCAGAGAGAAGTTTGGATTATATTATGGTTGGGATAATGCTTTTTATATAAAAGAAGCACTCACAAAATTGCAAGTGCCTCAAAAACTATTCAACCGTTACAAGCTGCTTCAACGAATCAGAAAGCAGATTGGCGATGGTGTTTTTGTGTTTGGCCAACTCTTCCGTGCCACCGAAAAGGATGGTATCAAAAAGTTCAGTACCGGTTTTTCTTCGAAGGATCAGTTCAACGTTGCCCACTTTTTCCGGATCAAGTTCAGAACCGGACAGCAATGTCATTGGACGAACATAAAGGTTATCAGCGTTGGCCAGCGTGAATCCGATAGTACAGGAATTGTCACTTGCTCCAAATGAGCATACCACTCGGTTCTTGGAAAACGACTCCTCCACAATGAGCGGAGTTTCAAAAATACGCACTAAATTTGGTAATACGGTGATTTTCCTACGAACAGAACCTTTTACAGCACTTTCAGCTTGTCCCCTTTTGACAAAAGAAATATCAGATTCAGTCAGTGTCCCATCAGCGCATCTATTAAAAAAGTCTTGGGGATCACCAAAAGATATTCCTGTTAAGTGAAGGTAGTTATCTTCACCGGCTGTAATTATGTAATACGGATTCAAAACAAACACAGGAGAACACACAAGATAATCATAATCAACAAAAACGGACTTGAATGCTGCGGAATACTGGCTTACTGTCGTTGCAACGCGCTGCTTAAAACTAATGATGTCTGTCATGTTGGCCTCCCAAGAAAAATGAGGGATGGATAACCATCCCTCATAATTTTTCACAGTTTATTCTGCAATGGAGCGGGTTTAAGGTCTCCGCTCCGACCACTTGGAACAGGTTTAATGTCTCTGTTCCGACAACTCGCTAATAGTAGTATAGCCGAACGATTCCAAAATGTCAATGGGTTTCTTAAAAAACGCAGACAGATCGAATCGTTCCGCAGCAAGCACTTGCTTGCTAAGACTATTATATGCAAATTTGATGAAAACGGCAACACCAATTTGCAACTAAAAAAGCAAAATAGTTTTCCAAATTATGAAAATATTTAGCACAAAGGAGAGAGAACCATGGGACTTTTCAATGGCCTGTTCCGATCGCGGGACAAGCCCGAAAACAGAACTGCTGGCAGCGGCTATACGTTCTTCTTCGGCGGCACCAGCGCAGGCAAGCTCGTCACGGAGCGGTCGGCCATGCAGATGACGGCAGTATACAGCTGCGTCCGCATTCTCGCAGAGGCGATCGCCGGACTGCCGTTGCACCTATATCGGTACAACGGCGATGGTGGCAAAGAAAAGGCCATCGACCACCCACTGTACCGCATCCTGCACGATGAGCCAAACCCGGAGATGAGCAGTTTTGTCTTCCGCGAAACGCTCATGACACACCTGCTGCTGTACGGAAATGCCTACGCACAGGTCATCCGAAACGGCAAAGGTGAAGTTATCGCGCTATACCCGCTCATGCCGAACAAGATGAGCGTGGACAGGAATCCCGAAGACGGGCGTCTGTACTACACCTATAATCGCTCCTCCGAGGAAGCACCGACAATGCCGAACAGCACGGTGGTGCTGCAGGCGCACGATGTTCTGCATATCCCCGGCCTTGGCTTTGACGGTCTCGTCGGGTACAGTCCCATCGCAATGGCAAAAAACGCCATCGGCATGGCAATTGCCTGCGAGGAATACGGAGCGAAATTCTTTGCAAACGGCGCAGCACCCGGAGGGGTGTTGGAGCATCCCGGCACGATCAAGGATCCGCAGCGAGTGCGCGAAAGCTGGCAGTCGACCTTCGGCGGCAGCGGAAACGCAAACAAGATTGCGGTTCTCGAAGAAGGCATGAAGTACACGCCGATCGGGATCAGCCCCGAGCAGGCGCAATTCCTCGAAACCCGAAAATTTCAAATCAATGAGATAGCTCGAATTTTCCGTGTCCCGCCTCACATGGTCGGCGATCTGGAAAAGTCGAGCTTTTCAAATATTGAGCAGCAGTCGCTGGAATTTGTGAAATACACGCTGGATCCGTGGGTGGTGCGCTGGGAGCAGTCGATCATGCGCATGCTCCTCACGCCTGAGGAAAAGAAACGGTATTTCGTGAAGTTCAACGTGGAAGGCCTGCTGCGCGGTGACTACGCCAGCCGCATGACCGGTTATGCAACGGCACGGCAGAACGGCTGGATGTCGGCAAACGACATCCGCGAACTGGAGAACATGGATCGCATACCCGCAGAAGACGGCGGCGACCTGTATCTCATCAACGGCAATATGCTCCCGCTCGGCAACGCGGGTGCTTTTGCAGATACACCCATCGATGACGGAAAGGAGGAAAACACCGACGATGAACAACCCGAAGAAGTTCTGGAAGTGGAAGAATCAGGCGGAAACGGAGGGCGCTCCGATGGAGAGAACTCTGTTCCTGAACGGGACGATCGCAGAAGAAAGCTGGTTTGACGATGACGTCACGCCCCAGCTGTTCAAAGACGAACTCATGAGCGGCACAGGCAATATCACCGTGTGGATCAACAGCCCCGGAGGCGACTGCGTTGCAGCGGCTCAGATCTACAACATGCTGATGGACTATCCCCACGACGTGACGGTCAAGATCGACGGCATCGCGGCTTCGGCTGCCTCCGTCATCGCTATGGCTGGTACGAAAGTGCTCATGTCGCCCGTTTCCATGATGATGATCCACAACCCCGCAACGGTCGCTTTCGGCGACCACACCGAGATGCAAAAGGCAATCGAGATGCTGGACAGCGTCAAGGAATCCATCATCAACGCCTACGAGCTGCGCACCGGCATGAGCCGGACGAAGCTGGCACATCTCATGGATGCAGAAACGTGGATGGACGCGAACAAGGCCGTGGAACTCGGCTTTGCCGATGATGTCCTGAAACGCGCCGAAATCGCAGACATGGAAGCACCTGCCGTTTCCATGCTCTATTCCAAGGCAAGCGTGGTCAACTCCCTCATGGACAAGATCGCTACCAAGTGCAGGATCGAGCAGAAGTCCGAAGCCAACACCGGCGTAAAGGCAGAAGACTGCCTTGAACGCCTCAATCTCATCAAAAACTGGAGGTAATTTTACGATGACTATTCTGGAACTCATTGAAAAGCGCAATAAGGCTTGGGAGGCCGCGAAGGCTTTCGTTGACACCAAGCGCGACAAGGACGGCATCCTGTCCGTAGAGGATGCAAAGACCTATGCCGAGATGGAGCAGAAGGTGAAAAACCTGTCTGCCGAGATCGAGCGTATGCAGGCGATGGACGCGATGGAGCAGGAACTCGCCAAGCCCACTTCCGCCCCGCTCACGGGCAAGCCCATGAAGCCCGCTGGTGCCGAGGATGAGCAGACCGGTGTTAAGGCCAAGGTTTACCAGAAGAACTTCTGGAATGCCATGCGCCAGAAGACTCCCATGCCCGAGGTTATGAACGCCCTGCAGGTCGGCACCGATTCCGAAGGCGGCTACCTCGTGCCGGACGAATTCGAGCACACCCTCGTGGAAGCGCTGGAGGAAGAGAACATCTTCCGCAAGCTGGCTCATACCATCACAACTTCTTCCGGCGAGAGAAAAATCCCCGTCGTTGCTACGAAGGGTACTGCCTCTTGGGTGGATGAGGAAGGCCAGATTCAGGAAAGCGATGACGCTTTCAGTCAGGTTTCCATCGGCGCGTACAAGCTCGGCACTCTGATCAAGGTGTCCAACGAACTGCTGCACGATTCCGTGTTCAACCTCGAGCAGTACATTTCTAAGGAGTTTGCCCGTCGCATCGGTACCAAGGAAGAGGATGCATTCTTCAACGGCGACGGCGATGGCAAGCCCACCGGTATTTTCAACTCCACTGGCGGTGCACAGGTCGGCGTAACTGCTGCCAGCACCAGCGCAATCACGGCAGATGAGGTAATCGACCTCTTCTACTCGCTCGGCGCTCCTTACCGCAAGAAGGCCGTGTGGGTGCTGAACGATGCGACCGTCAAGTCCATCCGCAAGCTGAAGGACGGCAACGGCAACTACCTGTGGCAGCCCGCCCTTACTTCCGGCACCCCGGATATGCTGCTCGGCAGACCGGTTTATACCTCTTCTGCCGTACCCACCATAGAGGCTGGTGCCAAAGTTCTGGCTTTTGGTGACTTCGGTTACTACTGGATCGCTGATCGTCAGGGGCGTGTCTTCAAAAAGCTCAGCGAGCTGTACGCCGTCACCGATCAGACCGGCTTCGTTGCCACCCAGCGCGTCGATGGCAAGCTTATTCTCGCCGAGGCAATCAAGGTGCTGCAGATGAAGGCATCCTAAGGAGGTACGACCATGAGCTATAACACGAAGAATTACACCGAACAGGGCGGCAGCGTCACCCACTTCGGTGGCAAGGTGATTTTCGAGGAAGGCGTGGAGATCGAAGGCCTTCCCGTTGCAGACAATCAGGCTGACAGCGAGGCGACAACCGTCGCCGGTCTGAAAGATGACCTGAACACGCTGCTCACGAAGCTGAAGGCAGCAGGTCTCATGGAGGCCGATTCCGAGTAAAGGAGGTGGCGGCAATGGCAGACACGGGATTACTGACAAAAGTAAAGCAGAACCTGATCGTGGAACACGCGGCGGACGATGCGCTCCTTACGAGCTACATTGCCGCCGCTGTTTCTTACGCCGAAGGCTACCAGCACATCCCCGCTGGTTACTACACCGAGCATGATATGTCCGCAACTACGGAGCAGGCCGTGATTATGCTGGTCTCCCATTTCTACGAGAGCAGGGACGGCTCGACGGCTGGCTTTTTTGCGGATAACACGCAGGCGGCGCAACAGGCATGGACGGCCATCAACACGCTGCTGCGTCTGGATCGGGAGTGGAAAGTATGAGCTACGGCAAAATGAATGGCTTTGCGACCATCAAGGCCGTGCAGAAGGTTAAGGATAGCGAGGGATTTGCCACGATCACGGAGGTGACCGTCGCTTCCGTGCGCTGCTACCGCGAAGGTCGGCACGGCTCGGAGCGGTGGGCAAACCTCGCTGCTTTCTCCGAAGCGACCGACATCTTCCGCTTCCGAACTATCCCCGGCGTCACGATCACCACCAGCCATTTCATCGTCTGCGACGGCGACCGCTTCGATATCACGTCTGTGGAGGATGTGAAGGGGCGCGGCATGTACATCGAAGTGCTGGCGAAAAAGGTGGTGCCGTCCGTTGGCTAAGGTTGACATCAAGATGCCAGAGGATTTTCTGGAAAAGATCAAAAAGCTGGGCGAGCGGGAGGACTCCATTGCGGAAGCCGCACTCGAAGCTGGAGGCGCAATCGTGCTGGAAAAGGCGCGGGGCAATCTGGCAAACGCGGTCGGCAATGGAACGAAATACCCCTCCCGCTCCTCCGGCGATTTGGAACGGGCGCTCGGCCTATCCACAGCAAAGCTGGATCGGGACGGAAACCACAACATCAAGGTCGGTTTCGCAGAAGATCGTAAAGACGGGAAAAGCAATGCCATGCTTGCCAGCATTCTCGAATACGGCAAGCACGGACAACCCGCCAAGCCCTTCATGAAACCGGCGAAGAGTGCGTCGAAGGCCGCTTGTCAGGCAGCCATGATCCGCACGTTTCAGGAGGAAATCGACAAGTTATGAGTATCCTTTCAGATTTGCAAACGGCGCTCACACCGCTGAACATCCCAATCGAAACGGGCATTTTCACCGGCGAAGCACCCGCGCAATACATCGTGGTCGTGCCGATGTCGGATAGCTTCGACCTGCATGCGGACAACCAGCCCGGCGTGGATGTTCAGGAAGCGCGGCTGTCCCTCTACTCGCAGGGCAGCTATACAGCAATGAAGAACAGCGTCGTGCAGGCATTGCTGCAGGCAGACTTCACGATCACCGCACGACAGTACATCGGTTATGAAACCGATACGGGCTACCACCACTACAACGTGGACGTAGCAAAGCATTACGAAATGGAGGAATAGACATGGCAACAATTGGTCTTGACCAACTCTACTATGCCACCATCACGGAGGCAACCAGCGAAAGTTCCGGCGTCCATATCGGCGACGAAACCTACGGCACCCCCGTCAAGCTGGCAAAGGCAATTTCCGCAGACCTCTCTGTGGAACTGGCCGAAGCTACCCTTTATGCCGATGACGGCGTTGCGGAGATCGTGAAAGAATTCAAGTCCGGCACGATTTCCCTCGGAGTCGACGATATTGGGTCTTCTGCTGCGTCCGCTCTCACTGGAGCAAGCATCGATGATAACGGCGTCGTGATCTCTGCCAGCGAGGACGGCGGCAATCCTGTCGCTATCGGCTTCCGCGCAAAGATGGCAAATGGCAAATACCGCTACTTCTGGCTGTATCGTGTCAAGTTCGGTATTCCCGAAACGAACCTTGCCACCAAGGGCGACAGCATCACGTTCAGCACACCTACCATTGAAGGCACGGTGCTCCGTCGCAATAAGCTGGACGAAAACAGCAGGCACCCGTGGAAGGCGGAGGTCACCGATACCGGCGCATCCAGTATGGCAAGCGTTATCTCCGGGTGGTTTTCGAGTGTATACGAGCCGGACTTCACGATTCCGACCGGTAACTAAAGGAGGGCTTTATCATGGCAGATGAACGCAGCGCCGATATTGTGATCGGCGGCAAAACCTATACACTTCTTCTGACGACCAAGGCAACCAAGGAAATCGCCGGACGATACGGCGGCCTCGAAAACCTCGGTGATAAGCTGATGAAGTCGGAGAACTTCGAGCTGGCGATCGGCGAGATCGTATGGCTCATTACGCTTCTCGCCAATCAGACCATTCTCGTTCACAATCTTCAGAACAAGGACAAGGAAGACCTTCTCACGGAAGAAGCCGTGGAACTTCTGACCTCGCCCCTTGACCTTGCCGATTACAAGACCGCCATCACGGAGGCTTTGTATAAGGGAACCAAACGCAACATTGAGAGCGAGGAATCCGAAAAAAACACGGAAGCCCCGTAAGTGACGAAGAGTT